GAAGTATCACTAGATTCTGTCATTTACTTATATTAAAAAGATATAAAATTTATTTGTATTTATTTTTCTAGTTGAAATAAATGTTAAGCAATATATTCTTCTAAATCTACTTTTAACAACTAGTAAAAGTATAACAAATGATAAAAAATAATATTAGTTAATAATATATGACATTAACAAAAGGACAATATTATATATTATTTTTAGCAGTTATAAGCTTCTTACTATTAGGTTCAGTATTTAAATGGATTGATTATTTAACTGAAAATAAATATATTGTAGAAGGTTTTCAGCAATTAAATAATGAAAAAACTAGCGAAAAAACTAGTCATACTGTAGATTTACCATTAACAACTACATACAGTTGTCAAAATTTTTGTGGTCCGACTGCTCGTTGTTCTATTACTGGTCAACAATGTTTTGCAGATATTGATTGCCCTGGGTGTCAACCATATATACCACCAGTAAGTGATAATGAAAACAAAAATATTAAAGGCAATAATGATGCTGGTAAATTAACTGTTGGAACTACTCCTACATATTCCGTTTTGACGACCGATATGGGAACCCGAGCTAAAATGCTTTTAAATAAAAAATTTTCAAAGGCTCCATCGGCTGATTTTGGTATAAATGTATGGCGTGATGATTTTAATGAATCAGAAAAATTATTTGATAAAAGATATAAACCTGACAAACTAGAATATATGCCTAATTATCCACAAAGATACAGTTTAACCGGTGAATTTATTGAAGAAGGACCTTTGGCTTCTAATGCTGCACTTAGTTAAATAATATACTTAAATATAATATATTATTTATTATGCTTTGCTGTCGATGGTAACTTCTTTTGCAATATTTTTAATTATTTTATCTTCTTTTTCCAAATCATTATCCCCTTTTCCTCCCAATGCTTCAAACACTAATTTATTATATTGTTCTGAAACCTTTGAAGTACTTTTTAAACAATCTGGATTCTTTATTCTGAACTCATTTAACATCTTTGAGTTTTTATGTGCCACATGTTTAATTGCTTTTCTTAGTTTCACTTTAGTTTCATTTTCTTTTTCCCATTTATCCTCATCTTTTACGTACATTACTTCTCTCTTTGAGTCAGTACAATGAACTGGTCTTTTTGTTTCATCCAACGAATTTAAATTTTTAACAATAATATTTGAAATACCTTCTATAAACCCAATTTTTCCAACCTTTTCCAAATCAGAAAGCTGTAATTTAATAGAATCTACAAAATCCATTATATTCATTGCGTCTTTACATGTTTCATTTAAAAAGAAATTTAAATTAAATGATTTATTATGTGAATTTGTAGTGTTATTATTATTATTATTATTATTAGTACCATTTTTAATTACTTCAAACATTTGTTTTTGTAATGCATTATTTTGTTGTATTAGTGTAAGAATTAAATTTTTATCAAATATATCTACACTTTCGCTAGTATTTTTTTCTTCAATTATAGATTCTTTCATACATTTTTTTTTGTGATTAAATAAACTCTGACGGTGTTTGTATTCTTTACCACAACTACAACTAAAATTATTAATTATTGAGGTTGTTTCGGAACTTTCGGAACTTTCAATGTCAGTATTTGTCAGTAGTTTGTCAGTATTTTGATGTTTTGATGTCAATAAATGTCTATCATATTGACTTTTTCGTGACGTATAATAGTCACATAATATACAATGGAACTTAATCGAACTTTTTTTAACCAAATTGTCAGTCATTTGTCAGTATAATATACTGCCAGAAAAAGTTCCTAAATACTTTGCAAAATAAAATATATAAAAATAAAAAATTTACAGTCACAAAATTTAAAAATATGTTTTAATAGTGAGACGCTAATTTTTTTTATGGTCTCACAGTTTTTGCATTTTTTCATTATTTTTTTTTCCAAAAGTTTTTCAGGATTTCATTTTTGGACATTTATTTTTGTCCATTTTTGAAAAATAGAAATACTTCTTGGATTTTTAAAAAATGTAATAAATAAATAATAAATTCTCAAAGCAACTTAAAGAATTGTGTAAATATTTAACACTTTATAATTTCTAATATATTTTAACTGAAAATAAAATTGAAATAAATTAAAAACTTATAGTAAACAAATAGAAATAATACAACAAATAGAACAAATCAATTAATAACCAAAAATGTCACAATATACTGAAGTAACTGAAACTCAAGAAGAATATATTAAGTTCTTACAGAACGGTATAAAGTATATATATGATCCAGATGCACCAAATAAATATACTCATTATTCAAATGAGTATTGGGTTGAAGTGAATACAGAAAATATGGAATTCATACTTGGTAAGTACAATAATATATTGAACGGGTGTAATCATAATATAATAATTCAAATCAATGAAGAAATAAAATATATATCTAGTGACTATAATAGTATTATTAATTATTTTAGAGAAACTGTTGAAGAATACAAAAATAATATATATAAATTCGTTTGTATTAAATATAATTTTGATTAATAGTAATATTAATTATTATTGTATTGTAAACTATATTTCATTATTTATTTTTTTCTTTAAATATATTAATTTTAAAATACTTAAAGAACTTAAGTCGCATACATAAGCCCTGCATTTCCGCCAACAAATATAACCATATTGACACGCTCTTCCATGACATATAAATCATAATTGTAATCATAAATACGCCATGTTGGTTTATTTATACCAACAACTTCTCCAGTATTTGGGTCACAAATTGTTAATACTTGAGCATACGGGTCTACAGGTGGATTTATGGTTGTAAATTCAAATTCTACATTTGTGAATCTACTCATATTCATAGCTCCTGATGGTTGCAATGAATATGGTGATGTATCTAAACAAAAATTATAGCAATATAATCCATTCGGTGCGAAACCATCTGTTCTGGTATATTTTTCAACAAAATTATATACACCTACAGGCAAAATATTCTCTCTATATTGACCATCTAATAAAATACCCAAAGCAACCAAAATATTTTTTATATTTTGTGGGTTATAAGTACCAGATATCATTAATCCTGATTGATTTCCATCTGGGTTTGTACCTGGGCCAATTGGAGTAGGACCTAGTGGGTCCGGATTTGGATAATTTCCTCCACTAGGAGCTGGAATAACATCCACTGGCATATAATTGTATGGCCAATTTGTATAATTTGACCATTCATTCCTTAAATTTACATCACTGCGTTGAAAATAAAACATCCAGCTAATTACCATTCCAATAGAATCTAGTTGCACCTTATTTTGGTTTGTAATATTGTAATAAGGTTTCTCATATATTTGCTTAATCAAGTACTTTTGTTCATTTTTGGCAAATAGTTTAGATTCATCATTAGAGAGAAAACAATAAGTACAATTTAAATTTATATCCGCATTGAAATTTGTTCTCGTATCCACATATGAATTTGGTCCCAATATTTCATCAGGAGGAGTTTGCAAAAAACGATAAAATTGCATATAATATTGATTAAAATTTGGTGCTACATAAGGAAATCCATTATTGTAATCCAATACATCACGAATTCTAAATAGTTGATTAATTGGCTTAAATGTCACGCTTATTTGAAGCTCATTATATTGTAAAGATACTAAAGGGAATGCATTTTGTGTTTTTAAGTTAAACCATGCTCCCATTGGAATATACAATACTCTTCCATTGATAGATGGTTGTGCGCCAGCTGGATTTGAAGTATAAAATGCATTTGGATATGCATTCACTCTTGAACCCGCATTAGCTGGGTCATTCATTTCAGGCACATTTCCTGTCATCTCATCAAATAATGCTCTTTTTTGTGTAGAAAAATCTCGTTGCATGGATGCTAATATGTAGCGACCTGAGTATTCTTGTAATTTTTGATTACCACAAGTAATAGTAATACGTTCAATCATTTGTGCACCCAAATTGTCTATCCATTTGAATTCGTATGGCGCCCAATCTGTATAAACAATAGTGCCATCTGATTGTTCGACCGCTTGAGGAGGCAAAATTGGACTCCAAATTGTCGGCATTGCTATACTAATATAGCAATCCATGAGCAAATCACTATATCGTTTTACTTTAAATACAAATGTAGACTCAGTTGTTAAATTTAATGATGGTGTGCCTTCGTAATCAAGACGAAATTTTTGCATCCCAAAATTACTATATTTTTTAAAAGTAGTTTTCCAAAATGTCTTCTCTGGATTTCCATTTAATAGTATATTTTGAGCTCCTTCTGAAACTAGATTTAATAGACCGCCAGCCATGTTATGTATATAATATATTAATTTTTTAATTCTTTATTCATTATAATATAATTTAATTATTTCTAATAATTCAATATTTTCTTCATTT